GTTAATTGCTTGATTGATAAAGTTTTGTCAATCCGCACTATATATCAAGTAATGTATAGTGCTGATTTTTGCTTTTTTGGTCATTTCATTTTGTGTGATTTTAGAGAGATTTTAGAGATAGTTTGTAAAAAAAGAGATTGGCATCTGGCTCACCGCATTTTTAAGCCGTCTGCGACGCTAAAAATTTCAAATGATACCTTCGGCTCACTTCGTACGTGAAAATCGCTTGTGCGCTCTCCTACGTCGTTTGCAGGGGCTCATTTCCCGCACTTCGTTTCTCCTTATTATCATCGAAATTTTTTGAAGAGCGATTGCTTTCAAATTCTTGTTCTCGGAGTTTGCGGTTGTGGTGGAACTGATCGAGATCAGTTCGTAAGTTGTCTAAGTCGGTTAAATCCTTGATTAAGGGCAGTGGCTCATCGTCGTTAAGGTATGCCATTTGGCTAAAGTCAATAGGCATTCCGTTATTGATCCTTTGAAGTATTTGAGCAATGCTAATAGTCTGCCCTTGAATAGTCAGAGACTCTCCCAGGATTTTTTCTCCTGGTGTCGGTTTGGTGTTATAGTGATTTTTGAAGTTCATGTTATTGAGTTTTTAGATGATTTAGCGTCTGCTTTCGAAAACGAGTTGAGTTTACGAGCGACTGCTTTAGTATTTGTTTATAGGGTGAATTATTTATGCCTTAGCGATCGAGAATAACTTCCCTGGGCTTAATCCCCGGGGGGAGCCCCAGGAAGTTATTTCCCGCTCGAAACTATAATTTCGGATCGTTAAAGAACGGCATTGGCCTAACGGCAGTTACTTTGTGGTAGAGTTGAACATACATGTTCTCGTTGTCCTCTTCTACGGCGAAGATACGGTTGTCAGGTGTTACAGTTACGAAACTGTCATTCAGTACTGGCAGAGCGGAGAATTTCCGTCCCAGGTGCCAGTGATCCAAAGTAGTTTTGAATTGTCCATGCACAGTTGACTGTGCATATTTGTACTCAGCGAACCTTGATTGATAGCCGAACGTCTTGTCGTTGTCGGCATCGGTTGCTGATAGGTAGAGTTCAGAATTCAAGACTGGTTGCTCACCAAGTTGAGCAAATTCTGGATAGTAATAGTCCAGGTTTAATAACCTGGTGAACATCTTCGGCAGGCCTTGCTGATAGGTGGCTTCGGGAATTATTGACATAATGCCCATGATAAAGCCGTGCTCCTCGCAGTATTTGGTTGCGTGATTTGTTCTGCCTACGGAGATACCGTGACCGGCCATTTGACCCTGCGGTGCATCGGCCGTTCCGGTTGTGTTAAGTACTTCAGAGATTACAATCGGAGATTTCCCACCGCCGATATACTCGGCTCTTTGTAGCCTGGCGTCTGAAGATTTTACTCCCCAATGGGCGAGTAAGTGCTCAACGTAGCGGGTACCGCTGCGAGCGTTACGCTCTAACCAACGTTGAAGCCTGGTTGCTCTGCGGAGTTCTTCAACAGAGACAGAGACACTATTTATGTTGTCGATTAACATCGGGATATTGTTTCCGCTTGTTATATTTCCCTGGCCTTGGGCAGCGCTTTGAACGATTTGTGCATCACCTGGTGTGATGTCACCGCCGGTGAAATTTTCGAAGATAGCTTTTGACCGGTAATTGATAGAAGCATCCATTGTTACGGGATTTCCTTTTTGCGCCCAGGGCAGAGCACTGGTAAAATAATCTTTTTCCCAGGCTCTTTTTTGCGGATACGCATTAAGTAACCAGCCATCGTCGAGATTAGCATAATCGATTTCCTGGCCGCCGTTGGCTAAGTTTTCGTCCCGGTAGTAATCATTGTAAATCTGATAATATGCATACCAGGGTAATCGTGAAACGGTTTTTTGTGATCCGGCGAAGTTTCCCAGGGGGATGCCAAGATGCTCGGCAAGATTTCCCTCTTCGACATTGTATGCATCAAGACGGCATTCGGGTACCGTTGATCCGTCCCCGGTAACGAACTTTTCCCATCCATCCCATAGAATTCGATTAGGGACATAGAAGTAGTGAATGTATGCATTCATTCGGTGCATGACCGGCGCAACAAGTGGAGCGAAGCGGATCATGCTTTGCGTATCAATGTTGAATTTGTCTCCAGGAACAACTTCTTGGACAAAGACAGGCACAAGGTGTCCCATACGCATTGATAATTTTCTTTCGTGAGAAAGGTCAAACGCTGTGCGCCCTGGGCGAGCGTTAAGATTTTGATTAAACAGTTTGCTCATAATGATTTTTTTAATATTGAACGTTGAGTGTTAAGAACTTGGAAACGTCGTTTCTCAAATTCTGATTTGTTATAGTTTGGGTCTTGTTGACGAATTTCGGCTTCCTCCCGGGAGATTATACAGAGCATTTGCTGCTCTACTTTGTCGAAAATTCGTTCTCGGTAGTACCTTGGTAGTAAGGCGGGGCGTCCGCCCTCTAACCTGGTTGTGGTAGTGAAATTTCCTTTGTGAAATTTCGTGTTGTGCTTAAGATAGATTTTGCCGAGTCCTTTGGACATTAATGCGAAAGGCTTAACGTCATCGGCTGTCCAGGTTGGGAGTGATTTGCCGGTTTTCTCGTCGATTTTGCCATATTTGGTAACGACGTAACCGGTAACATAGTGGATTGTGGCCTGGTTTACCTGGCCACATTTCGAGAAGCCTTTAGGGTTCTCTGTGTGTTTATCTGTCCAATGTTTACACAAGACAGAAGTAGGAACATTAAAAACAATAGCATGATAATGCGGGCGCTTACTCTTTTCGCCATACTCACCGACAGCGTAATATTTGAGTTCCGGCGCATCGTGCCGAACGTTCTTGAAGTAGTTTTGTACGTCCTTCTTAACGAGTTTTCCACCTTCGGGTAAATGTGCCTCGTCATAGGTGAGTGTGAGAAAGGTTGCATGTGTTGATGTTTTTAGTTCTTGAAGTAATCGAAAAGTCCAAGCGGACCGTTTGGTTTCGATGCATGAGATACAGCGACCGCAGGGCACAAGGATATAAACGGGTAAAATATCTGTGCCCCTGGTGCGGTCTCTGATTGTTAACGGATAGCTGCAAGCCATGTTTTTAGAGTCGTATACCGCCTCGGCTTGAGTTATACCTGGAGAGTTTGCGTCCGCCTCTGCGGCGGGATGATTTCCTTCGGTTTCTCATAATGATATGATTTAGAATTGTTTAAGAAATCCGGACGCTTTGCCCGAATATTTTTTAATTAGGTCTCCAAAGATATCGGAAATTACTCGCATTAGGAGCGGATCTTTGTCGATATTTACATTTGTTTTACCAAATATATCGTATTTCATTAAGCCCCAGTTCTTTGTGTTTTTGAGAATTTCCAATTCCTCAAGTCGTTTTTTATTGTCCAGGGCAATAGCCTGGTTTCGGGCGTCGTAATGTTGTAGTTGGTATTCGGTTTGTTATCCGAATATGTTTTCCCATCCGGAAGTTCCTTCTTCCTTGAGTTTGCGGAAGAGATAAGGATCCGTTAGGTTCAGTTTAAGGTTAAGAAGTCCATTTGTGAGACGCTTGTTTTCTGTCTCCTGGTTTGTAGAGTCTATTTGCGCTTTTAAAAGATCAACTTGTTGACTTTTGATTCGGAAGTCCTGGTAAGCGTTAATAGTGGTGGCAAGGCTGCTTGGATTTAGTCCTGGTAAGCCAAAGGTGCCTTTGACATCCTGGTATTTTGGCATGCTCGCCTGGGCGAGTCCTGGGGAACCTTGTCCATAGATTAGATTAGGATTGAGTCCGGCTTCCTCAAATCGTTTCATTTGATTTGCTGGTGTGTTGTATTCATTGGCCTTATTGTACATATCTAACTCTTTCGAGTAGTTGTAATCGGCCATTTCTCGGTTAAATTTATTGGCCTGGCGATTTTGCCAGGCTTGGATGCCTGTGTTGGCTAATTGTACCCCGGCATTGAGTACACCTAAACCTGCTATTGGTAGCATATTTTTATGTGAGTTAATTGCTTGATTGATAAAGTTTTGTCAATCCGCACTATATATCAAGTAATGTATAGTGCTGATTTTTGCTTTTTTGGTCATTTCATTTTGTGTGATTTTAGAGAGATTTTAGAGATAG